CTGCTATTCTCCAGTTTAAAGATCTGATCGTTAGAAAAGATCTCCCAAAGAGCATCACACCGGCTTAGTAGCGGGTGACCAGGAGGGCATTACGCGCCTGGAAGGCTTTGCAGCCTTAATGCATCAACCGTAGGGGTAGTCATCCCCTTTTCGGCCGTCGCACTTGCGTACGACGTTCCACATCATACTTAGAGGGAGGCAGCCACGTAGAAGTGGCTGAAGAACTCCGTAGGAACGATGTGGTCGTCTTCGTCTTACGACGAACAGTGTACTCAACTGAATAGTGCCTTGATTTGACACCAGACAGAAGAGCGTACATGTCGACAGAATCACGTCGATAGGCACTCATACTAAGTCCAGAATCTTGGACAGAAGTATGAAGCAGCTCCTTGCATACCCAAATCTGGCCACGGGTTTCCCAGTGGCAAGACGGACTGCTAAGGTGCTGATCAGCCCAGCTATCGATTCCACTATCCGGACTCCCTTTGTGGGGGCGCCAGAAGTGAAGATCGACAGGGATATGGGACAAAATTAGGTCCCACGTCGACTCGAAGAAAGGGGTGGTAAACCCATTTCTCCTTGTCAGGTTGAGCCACTTGAAGAGACTCTCAATTGAATCGAGAGGATAATCAAGCGTGTACGGACGAACGTCTACACCTCCGAACCAGTCAGAACCGCAGGACTCTCTGAAAGGACCCGTAACAAAGGTCTTCTCTGCATTCGGCAAAAATCCCATCACCTTCAAAAGTGATAGGACAGCCTTAGCATGCTTAGAGCGTACCACGATATCGTCACCATAAACCGAGAAATCTTTCCCGGGGGTGCCGCAACGTAGCGCTTTACAACATGCAGCAAAGATGAGAGTCTCAAGCGGGAAACAGAAGCCGTTCCCCATAGAGCAGAACTTGGAATAGGTATATTTACCACCTCCAAGCATGTACCTATGGCTCCGAACGTGATTCAAAAAATCGAACCACGCCGGGGGGAGAAGGAGACGCGCTAGACCAATACTGATACTATCTGATGCACTAGATAGATCAATGGTACAGAATGACTCCTCAGAATCGTCGAGTGACCCAGAGCGGGCCATACGTTGATTCATACTCTGGTCTTGAAGATCGATACCGACGCGCTTCAACCTTTTACGGAAGAAGACGTCGATACCTTTCTGAACAAAACCGTTGAGTAACGGCTCGACAGCTATGGCTCGGTGAGTCATAGCGGTCTTCGGGACGAAGCTTATTTTGTTATAGTCCACGAACGTCGTTTTACTGGCAAAACGGGTTTTAGCCGTCAGCCAGTCTAGACACGATATGCCGGACTCGCTCTCAAGGAGAACATCCCTTAGGAGCGGATCTGACATAAGAGCCCAGTACGAGTAAGTGAATGCACCTGGAGACACGGTCCACTTATCTGCAAGGACTTTCCTCGCAAGATTTGTGGCATTGCCGTGCACACCAACGGAGGCGCCAGCACCAAAAGCACAGCCACGCAGAACCTCATCCATAGGTGGTTCCTCTCCGATAACATATCGGATAAAGGACCGCATCTCTTGGAAGAGGGATTCGTGAGGACTACGAAAAGACCCGTAGAATGCGAACTTCTTGTTTAAGCGTTTACATCTACGCTCCGACAAGTTGAACGCATTAATGGCCTTGGTTTCCGGATCGGTTTTTACAACCTTCGGGTCCCAAGGATATTTCCTTATTAACTGTGCAAACTGATTCGCCGCAAAATGCGTAGCGGCATCCAAATGCACTTGCTTGGACATAGAATCAGCGAGAACCATGGCTAAATCGTAACGTTTACTCCGGAAATAACCAGAGAGACGTCGCGCAAACTCATGGTGATCATGGCGTTGAAATAACTCGCTCATGACCTCTTCATAAATTATGAATTGGTCACGGCGAAGCCTGCGTCTTGCTAACGCGAATGACGCTGGTAACTTAGGTTTCATCACGACTCCTAAGAGTTAACAGAAGACAGCAATATTACTGTCTTCCGCGAAGACGATCATATATAGCATAGACAGCAGCCATAACGGCTGCTATTTTAACTACATATGCAAGAATCCAGTCGACCCAGTCCGTCAGTCTCCGAGGTACTAATGACCTCTTAGAAACTGATTTTCTGGGTCTTGACGTGGACCTTGAAGGGGGCTGAAGCAATGTAGCTCCCCATATCGTCAAGCACGGCGTCGATGTCCGCGGCGGTGTAACCCACCGGGACCGAGACATTGAACGCGGCGATCACATCCCCGGTTGGGGTGAGGGCGCCGGTCAAGGTCAAAGTCCGAGTGAGCTTCGCTTCGGTGCGACTCAAACCGCTGAAGCTGATCGTCGGCTTTGCAGCCTGACGAGCTAGCGACAGATCATCCTTCACAGAGGCCGTTTTTGCGGCTCCCGTGTAGGCGATCCGATCCTTTTGAAAGGAATCGGCAGTGTAAGTCTTTGCATTGACGGTAACGGTCATTGGGAAAACTCCCTAGTGGTGTTGATAAACCCCAAAATGGGGAAATCCATCGCTCTCGCAATGGGATCTACTTTACCTAATGAAGAGTTATCTCCTCAATCAGCAAAGTATCGACTCATCGTTTGGGTGAGTAAGGCCATAGCATCGGCCGCCCGAGTAAGTGAACCAAAGCGAAAATTGCTTCGGACCACGAACCCAGGCCCACCTAACGGAGCCCGGCCCTTCGTCTTTATAGTGGAGGAACAGGCCCCCGTACAAGGACGAATGATCACGTTCGAGTTATTCTGCAACGTGGAAGTACACGTCCACAGAGAACTCACAACGCGCTCAGTGACTAAGCACGAGCCTATCGTTTTGTAGCCTGGAGCAGGTGCATAAGCTTTGAGGTAATCCCCAGCGCTTACGAACCAGTCGAGAACGAACGAGAATCTCATCAACTCCCAGGGAACAGTGAGTAAACCTTTAACGGTAAACCCAATGTTACTCCCGATAGTTGCGAGAAACTCGTCAATGGCCATGCCGCGGACAGTCACATCGTCACTAAGAAGTTGTGCGACGACGTAAGTTGCCTGCACGTCAATGCCAGTGTTGAACTTCGACACAGACGAACGCCTTATTGAAAGGCTTTTACGTGTAGTGTCTCTGCGCAATCCGACCTTTTTGTCCAGTCCCGCAATGATCGCGTTAAGGTCCGATATCAGAGGTTTGATACCGTACCTATACGTGAGCCACGCATCTTGAGGAGTCATTCGCTTCATAATAGGACCGTTCTTTTTAAAGAAACGGTAGAAGCGTTTGAAATTCTCGTCAAACATGCGAGTAGTTTGCTTGTACTCGGCCAAGGACTCAAAAAGATTTGTTGAGCCCAAACCGCGAGAGGCAAGCACACTAGTGGAAACCTCTGTCTCCAAGTCTTGAATCTCTTTATTATCAAGAGACGCGGACGGAGAAGGCAGAGGCGCGGAAGGGCCAGAAGTAGCATTAACAGCCATTGCCAGCGCCGGACCATTAAACGCGATCCCAATCCAATACTGGGTACCGCTAATGGTACAGGCAGGCGAAGGGCGTTGCTGCCACTCATGACCGTTTCCCGCATCGTCGATCGAAGATGTTACAACCTCCTGAGACATCGGGCTGAAGATCATTTGACCTGCAGCCTGAAGTTTACGGAAGTTCTTCGTACTTATATCCGCCATACGGGACACCTGACCTACCAAGCAACTCCCATAGGTAACTCCGGTCGGCGTTGGGGTTGGATCCCCACACACCGGGAAGTTTATACCCATTTGAGTAACTACGGGGCCAGGCAAGAAACGTCCTTGTGTTCGGATACGGTACTCGGTCGACATATTTCCTCTCTATCATTGTGGTTTTACGGGCAGAATAAGCCCAAAACGTGAGCTCTAAACTATCGTGATCGACTAGGGGCGCTCATGCTGTCGATTTATTACGTCGACAACACGGACGTCACTAGTAGCAAAAACAGCAATCGTAGCCCTCTTCCTCACTGTACCCCGAAGGGTAAGCGGAGAAGAAGTCGATAGGTCGCTGCCGGGAAGATCTAAACCAGAGACGAGAGACAAAATTATCTCTCTATCCTGGAGGACGATCCCCCGCACATCGTAACATTGCATTTCTCCGAGATTCGTAGTAATGCGAATCGTGGTAGGATGCACAAAACGAAGTGTAACGGTCATGATAAACCTCTTTCTATGTTGACTACGGTTATCGAGCATCATGCTCGGGAACCCTCACCAGCACAGATCGAGGGGGAGCT